GCAAGATTTTTACTGCACCATTCTTAACACGAAAATTTCCATTCAAATGGGATGCTGAAAATAAACGAATCGTTATTCCTTGGATTTATAATAACACTGCAATATATTATCAATCACGAGTAACTACTAATACTAAGCAGCAAAAGTATCTATTTCCACCTAAGCATAAAGTTTTGTTTTTTAATCTAGACGAAATCGATATTAACATTCCATACCTATTCATATGCGAATCGGCATTAGATTCGATATTTGTAAAGAATTGTATTGCTAGTGGATCATTACGTATGACGGGGTTACAAAAGAGATTATTGACTACTTTTTTCCCTACCCACCAATTAATATACATGCCCGATAATTTTTATGTTGACGCCTCCGCCAAAGAGCACATTTCGAATTTGGCCAAAGCCGAACCTAACGCAAAATTCTTTATCACGCCTCAATCATATCGTAAATACAAGGATCCGAATTCAGCGGTAATAGGTACAGGTATAAATAATTATAGTGATTTGGATTTCTTATTACAAAATACGTTTAATTCGGCGATAACTTTAACGAAAATGATGTTGGTTTGATTTTGCACATAAACTATTGTTGTACTACTATATGGGTGTATTTATTATGAGTAGTGATGAATTAATTATATTAAAAACATTTTTACATAATCATATTATAGAAAGTGCATACAATATACAGGGAGTGAAGGTAAAAATTAAAACTCGATATCCTAATGAATACCTTAATATTTTACACTTAACTAAGTTCTTAGACGATGCATATTCTAAAGTTGGATTTGGCCAACATATATATTGTATTTTACACGACGTGTATACTTTACCTGAATGTATAATATGTAAAAGTAATACGGTTAGGTTTAAAAATTATTCAGATGGCTGGCGGCAGTTTTGTAGTATGAAATGTCTACATAAACATCTTATTAAACCTAAGCACGCATTATATTGTAGTGAATGTTCAACATATGTTAAGACTGATTTGGCTACTCAATATCCAACAGGAGTGCGGTGTAAAGAATGTGAGCATATATGCAGATCACGTAGCCAGACTAAAAATTGGGATAATATAAAATCGTCCCCCGATAGATTTGCACATTATCATACTATAGTTAGTAATAACATGAAAAACCGATGGAAAACACTAAAGACCGATCATCCAGATATATATAAATGTATATTTGATAAAATACGTAATACCCAAAGAATTAGTATTGATAAATTATCGACTGTCGAGCGTAAAAATATTTTTGGTTGGCTAAATCATATACCTAATGACCGTCGCGAGAGTATAATTTCGGATATATTAGATAAATCGCTTAGAAAATGGTGGAAAGATGCAACACCGGATCAATTAACTGAAGTTTACCAACGGCGTCGTCTTAGTATGTTACAAAATGGTGGGTGGAATATTACATCATTAGACGAATTTAATACTATGGTGTTAAATGATTATATGGTGTATAGAAATAAAGTTGGGTATTTGACTGAAAAATCATATGTCCAGTTTAAACATATAATAAATCCTAATAATTTGATACGTAGCAGAGATGGATTTCAGTTAGATCATAAATATAGTATTCAATCCGGGTATATAAATAAAATTCCACCTGAAATTATTTCACATTATATAAATTTAGAGATGTTTGCCGCCCTCGATAATAATTCTAAAAATTATAAATGCTCTATATCAAAGGAGGATTTAATTAATAAATATGAAAGCCTATGTTAGAAAGAAGTATGGTAATAAGTGTTGCGAGTTTTATCCAATGAATAAAGAAAAATATAAAGGCACCCTTCCAATTCAATCGCGAAGTTCGTGGGAATTTAAGTTTATGTGTTATTGTGATTTGACCCCTGCCATTTTGAAGTGGGGTTCTGAATCGGTTATAGTTATGTATAACGATCCAACTCGAAATAATACGGAACATCGGTATTATGTGGATTTTAATATAACGGTTAAAAATAAAGATGGTGAATTAGATACGTATTTGATTGAAGTTAAGCCCTATAAAGAAACTATTGTACCTACGAATTCACCAAATAAGAAAAAAGAAAACTATACGAATGAATGTATTACATATGCACGTAATGTTGCTAAGTGGGAAGCTGCAAAATTAGCAGTAAAAAAACGTGGTATGAAATTTTTAATATTGACAGAAAAGCAATTATATCCAGCGAAAAAGGGAGCTTCTAAATGAGTAAGAATATTTTAGCACGAATTTTTTCAGCATTTACTGAAAAATCAAATGAGTCATTTGACACATTCAATAATTTACAAGACGATTCCAAAATTGATGCAATGTCACAGACGAGTGTGGTTAAACTTGATGCTGAAACTCTACAGGAGCTATATGGATCAATGGGTGCAAATGCATTTCAGGTGTATTCGACCTTTGTATACTCTGAATTATCCCAAAAGAAGAATGAGCGCTTAAAGGTATATCGCCAAATGGCAAATTATCCCGACATTTCTGATGCATTAGATGATGTTGCAGATGCATTTTTGAATTACGATGAAAATTCACGGTTCGTAAAATTAAATGTACGTAATGATCATAAATTAAATGAATCCATGAAAAATGCATTGAATGAAGAATTTAATAGATTCATGGCTTTATTTAATTTCGAAGAAAATTCATATAGTTATGTCCGAAATTTCATGACACATGGTGAAGTTGCATTCGAAAATATTATTGATAATGCACAACCTGAGTTAGGAATTCTTAAAGTGAAGGAATTACAAGTTGATGCCTATGAATTCTTACGTTTACCTAATTCTAATGTAAATGTTGGCCTATTATATTTCCCTGCACTCGGCGTATTTAGTGTCCAATCTAATACCGGTGCATCTTTTGGTAATGTGCCATATGACCCATTATACATAAATGCACGTGGCGGTCAATCACAAAATGATAGCATACCTTTACCGTTCCCTCAAGTAACGTATATTAATACAGGCAATTATAATGTTATACGTAGTATGGTATATCCATCACTAGAGAAGATTCGCAAGGTATATAATCAATTAATAATGTTGGAGGACATGTTAGTTGTGTATCGTCTAGCGCGTTCACCCGAACGCTACCTATTTAATGTTTCTACTGGAAATCTACCTCGACATAAAGCTGAACAAGAAGTATTTAAACTTATGCGACGGTTCCAGACACGTAAAAGTTCAACCATGAATGGAAATGGTTCTATTTCTAATAGTTATGATGCACATAATGCATTAGAATCATATTTCTTTATTAAACCCGATGGATCAGAAGGTACTACGGTTGATACCTTAGGGAAGACTGTAACTTTTGGTGAAATTGATGATATTAAGTATTTCAAAAAGCAATTGTATATTGGACTTAAGATTCCGTATAATCGGGTTGAAGAGCCGGCAGTAGAAGTTAATCGTAAAGACGAATCTATCGGGTATGATGAATATCGATTTGCGAAATTCGTTATGCGGATTCAGAATAATTTTGCATCTGGACTATTGAAATCATTTACTACACATTTGAAACTCACAAAAATGTGGGAACAATACGAATTAGATGAAACGGATTTATTGGTTCAATTCGTTGCACCTCTTGCTTACGAAATGTATAGCAAACAGAAGGTTTTAGCGATAATGATTGAAAATTATGGTTCATTTGCTAATAATGACGAACTATCTAAAGAATTATTACAGAAGCGGTATTTAAATTGGACGGACGAAGAAATTCGTGAAAATGTTGCATCAGTTGAACAACAAAAACTACGTGATGCATTAGTTCAATTCAAGATTAGTAATATTGAGGATCATGGGAAGCCTTGGCCAAAAGGTAGCGAAGAAGATACGTCCGAGTATACTCAAGATGATGGTACGACTGAACCTGATGCACCCGATAATTCTGAACCAGAAAATACTATGCCTGATGAAACTGGGGATGGTACTGATACTAAATCAGATGAAAATCCAGAAGGTGAAGTTGAAACTGCATCAATTACACCTCCTGCTGCACAATTAATAACTGACTATTAATTACCATCAATCAAGTCATAATTTTCTTCTAATAGTTGTATAAATACATTTAACAGTATTTAAAACTATTTTAGGAGATAATTATGATTTGTACACAATCAACATGTATTCGGACACTATTTGGTGCCTATACTAATTCACTATGTGAAGCTACTGAAAAAGATACCGAATTAGACGCACCAGAAGTTGATGTTAAAGCTATTGAAGCTGCAGTTAAAGCTGAGCTAAAATCCCCATCATATTATCTGTCGGTTATGCCAAAAAAAGTATTAGACTTTGAATTACCTGAAGCCGCCGATAAATTCACATCATGGTCTGATGAAATCGAAATTGAACCTAGTGAATGTGGACCCATTGGTATTATCTATACTCAGATAGCATTTAAATATCGATGTGCCTGGGCACTAGTTCAGAACCAAGTATTTGTTGTATTGAATTTACATTATTCTTGGAAACATGCTGGTGGTGGCTCAAATGGATACGATATTCGTATGGAAATTACGATGTCTAATGAATATGACAATTTAAAAATTGAAGTTCGCTAAGGGGGAGCAATTATGACACAAGCATTAAAACTTATAGGCGAGACGGATTTTGCCGATTATGATATTTTACGTGAGAAAAACGAGCATACGGGTGAAGTATCATATAAGATTAAAGGTCCATACTTAATGGCGGATTCAAAAAACGGTAATGGTCGCATATATCCATATGATATTTTAAAAACTGAGGCTGATGATTATATTGCCAATAAAGTTAATACTAATAGTGCATTAGGAGAACTTGAGCATCCAGATTATACTTATGTAAATCTTGAACGTGCATGTCATAAAATAACGGCACTACGAGAAGACAATAAAACTTGGATCGGTGAATCCATTATTCTTACCGGTACACCAACGGGTGATATTGTATCGTCTCTATTAAAGCATAAAGCACGTATTGGTATGTCAACACGCGGGGTTGGATCTTTACAAGAAGGAAAGTTTTCAAATGGCACACCTGTCGCCAAATACAAATTAATTTGTGTTGATACTGTTGCAGATCCTAGTATTGGTAAATATGTTGATGGCATTCTTGAGGAAAAGGCATTCATGATTAATACCCACGGTATGATCATTGAAGCTAAGTTTGATTTACTTGAAAATCAATTAAAAGTTCTTCCGAATACAACAACCGAACGTCGCGAATATATAAATAATATTGTACATGAATTTTTACGCACATTGTAATTATTTTTTGTGACATCGGTATAAATAATTTCATCAACATGGAGAATAGTATATGAATGAGATCAAACAATTAGCGAATTATATAGTAACTGATGATAATGCTAAGGCGGTAAATTTACTTAATTCGATAATTAAAGATAAGATTGAACAATATCAAGCATCAGTAATACATGATAATTTTGATAGTGATGAAGAAATTTTGCCTAATGTACGATAAATAATGGAGGAATAATGAGTAAGAAAAAATCAGCAGAGGACATCGTTGAGTCTCTAAAGGGAATGATTGCCAAGATTAATGTTGATTCAGTTCTATCTGAAGAAGATATTGCATCTTTTGGTACTCAGTTAGAAACTACGCTTAAGGAGAAGTTTGAAGGTGGCTTTGCTGTCGGATATGAAACTGCCGAGCGTGAACTTGATGAAGAAGCAACATCAAAAACTAAAGAGCTAATTGAAGCTATTGATGCTGATTCAGCCGCTAAGTTCAAGGAAGCTATTGAAGCTATTGATGCTGATC